GAACACTACTGGCAATGCAGCCACTGCCACCAATGTTCCGTACACCGGCTTGACCGGTACCATACCAACTTGGAATCAGAATACTACAGGAAACGCAGCTACGGCAACCAACGTTCCGTACACCGGTTTGACCGGTACAGTGCCGACTTGGAATCAGAATACTACAGGCAACGCAGCTACCGCAACAAATGTAAACTATTCAGGCTTAACTGGTACAATACCAACTTGGAATCAAAATACAACAGGCAATGCAGCCACTGCTACAAACACAACCATTACTGCAAACTCAACTAACGCTATAAACTATTTGACTTTTGTTTCAAATACATTAGGTAATTTACCGCAGTTAATTCAATCAGGCATCACTGTAAATCCATCAACTTCAGCAATTACAGGCGGTATTAGAGGCGGAGCTTTTTAAGGAAAATTTATGGCTCAAACAAACTTTACTCCAATTTTAACTTACGGAAGTACTACGGCTACTAATGTTCCGTTGGCAGCTAATTTAACAACAACCACCGACGGTGTTGAGTTAGCAGTCAATGCTGCTGACGGCAGATTGTTTTATAAAGATAACGCCGGCGTTGTACAAGTTCTGGCAACCAGGGGGACGGGCACAGTTGGCGGTTCAACTACACAGGTTCAGTTTAACTCCAGCGGTGCTTTGGCTGGCTCTGCTAATTTAACTTTTAACGGCACAACGCTAACTGCCGCCGGTTTGTCAGGACCTCTTAACGGCACTGTCGGCGCTACGACACCTGCGGCTGCGTCAGTAACCACGTTAACGGCTTCATCGGACTCTTCGTTTACCTCAACTGGTGCGGTGCAGCTTTCGAGTGGTACAACTGCTCAACGACCCTCAGGAGCAGCAGGTAAGCTCAGGTTTAACAACACCACAACTCAGTTCGAGGGCTTTAACGGCACAGCTTGGGCTTCAGTCGGCGGCGCAGCAATCAGCAACGACACAGCAACCGCAACAGACGTATTCCCGTTATTTTCAAATGCCACCAGCGGCACGGCGCTAACCGTGTTCACTGGCAATGCAAGACTGCTTTACAGGCCAAGTACAGGTGAACTCAAGTCTAGCGTTTTAAACGCTACGAACGGCATAGTAATAAACAGCCAGACAGTTGCGGCTAGCTACGAAATTGCAGCAGGCGGTAACGGTATGTCAGTCGGCCCGATAACAGTGGCTTCAGGCCAAACAGTAACAGTAGCATCCGGCTCACGCTGGGTAGTTTTGTAAAGGAGCATTGGGTATGCCAACAATTATCGACGGCAGCGGGTCTGCCACATTCCAAACACCTTTGCCTTTGCTTCAAGGCGGGACGGGAAACACAACGGGTAACGTCACATCTTCTCAAGTGGCTGGCGCATTAAACGCTACAGGCTCCGCACCCCTATTCGCTTGCAGGGCTTGGGTGAATTTTAACGGTACTGGAGTGGTCGCAATTCGTGCAAGTGGGAATGTTTCCAGCATCACTGATAACGGTGTTGGTGACTACACGGTTAACTTTGCTACTGCGATGCAGGATGCTAACTATACTTTTTCATTTGGGATAGATAATTTTAACGCTGTTTACCCCCGCTCTACTGGCTTGTTTGGATTAACCCCCACCGCGTCTGCTCTTACCTTTAGAAATGCTTACACACTCACTTTTGGAAATCCAGCAGTTTTCGAAGACACCCCTTGGACGACCGTCTCGGTCTTCCGCTAAAAGGAACACTATGAAAAGAATAATCTACCAAACAAGCGAAGGTGGCGTTGCCATCATTGCCCCCGCTGACTGCGGCTTGACCATCGAGCAAATAGCAGCCAAAGACGTGCCCGCTGGCGTAGCCTACAGCATCGTAGACGTTGCAGACATTCCCACTGACCGCACATTCCGCAACGCATGGGAGATCACATGATTACAGTAAACATCGGCAAAGCCAAAGACATTGCACACGATGCTCGTCGCGCTGCTCGTTCAGTTGAGTTTGCGCCGCTGGACATCAAAGCGACTATTCCCTCAGAAGCCATAGCAGCCGAAGAAGCCCGTGCCGTTATTCGCACCAAGTATGACGACATGCAGACCGCCATCAACGAGGCAACTACAGCAGATGCAATTAAAGCAGCAATGCCGGAGACAACCTAATGCCATCCATCATCACAGCAGGCGATGCAACAAACGGCGCTAGTCTCACTGCCGGAAGTAACGGCACTCTAATCATCCGGAGCGGTTTGGCTGGAGCCAAGGTTAATGCTTTGGTTTTGGCGGCATCGGGCACTGCAACATTACTGGCTCCGCCCGTTAACGCTGCCAATCCTTGCTTCAGTGCCTTTCAAAGTGTCGGCCAAAGTCTCTCTGCTGGTGTACCTACAAAGATGAGTTGTCAGACTGAAGAGTTTGACACTGCAAACGCTTTTTCTGCGGGAACAGTCGTAACAAACGGCGACGCAACCAATAGGTTTACACCTCTGATAGCAGGCTATTACCAAGTAAGTGCCGCATTTGCCGTGGGGGTAAATGCCACCTTAATTTTAGAGGTTCGCAAAAACGGCTCCCCATTTAAATCGGGCGCAACATTTACAGGCTGTACGGCTGCGGCCAATTCGTGCTTGGTGTTTATGAACGGCTCAACAGATTTTTTAGAGGCCTACGCATTTTCAAGCAGTGCGACAACTATCTCAGTAGGAGCCAGCTCTTCTTATTTCCAAGCAGCCCTAATCTCAAGGAGCGCATAAATGCCAACCATTATTGACTCGAACACAGGACTAACAACAGGCGCTGTCAACTTAATGGCAGGCGCTTTGCAGCAACTGGATATGACCGCAAACATCGCGGCTCGACTGGAGAATAAATAATGCCAGCAATATTAGCCAACACAAACATAACCCTAGATAACACTTCGGCTATCAATATCCCCGGTACTCCCGTAGCAGGGCAGACTGTCCTCTACCCAAAAGCGGATAAGCTGCTTTATTACAAAGACGATGCGGGGGTTGAGAGGTCTGCAAATATAACTCTAGGCACGGCAGTAGCCACGACATCAGGAACCTCGATTGACTTCACCGCGATACCTGCTGGGGTGAGGCGGGTTACTGTGATGTTTCGCGGCGTTAGCGTTAGCGGAAATAGCGATACTGTTGTTAGATTGGGCACATCTGGCGGCGTGCAAGCGACTGGCTATCAAGGAGCGATTGGGTTGGTTCAAAACGCAGGCGCGTCAGTAGCAACTGCTTTATCTACCGGCTTTGCAATTACGGCTTTACAGACTTCTGCGTCTGCTGATATGCACGGTAGTCTCACTTTAAGTTTGCTTGACTCCAGCACCGGAGTGTGGGCCTGTAGTGGTGTTTTTGGCAGAACAGATGCTGTGATTCCATATTTTGTTGGCGGTTCAAAATCATTGGCGGGTGTGCTTGATAGACTGCGGCTAACAACAATCGGCGGCTCAGACACCTTCGACGCTGGCTCTGTAAACATCATGTGGGAGTTTTAAATGAGATACGAACATAACCTAGCAACAGGTGAAGTGACGGAGCATGAAGACGCACCAGCAACGCCTGAAGTTCCGAAGACATACCAACAACTCCGAACCATTGAGTACGCTAAGCGCAATCAGTTCGAGATGCAGTATGACGATCAGGTAAACGGCACGACCACTTGGGTTGACTGGCAAGATGGCATCAAAGCTGCGATACCGAAGCCATGATTTACTACCTCGCCCTTGCATGGCTGGCCTTTGCCGTTATTGGCGGCTTGGCCTTGTATGTCGCTTACGGCTTCGTTATGTCTGCCATTGTTGACAGAAAAAGAGCGCGTGCTGCTGGCGTGGAGTTTGGCATTGTTGAGCGCATCGACGGCGTGATTGCTGTGCCTGCGGTGCTTTTGGATGGCCTGATAAACGTGCTTGTCCTGCCGATTGTGTGCCTCGATTTCCGGCTCAAGGGATGGTTCAAGATAGTCACTTATCGCGGTATGACGTTTCCATTTTTCGATCTAGTGACGGCGCGGCTGCAAGGCTATCACGACGACCCGAAGGCGTGGCGCTATCACAAATGGATTGCAAAGATCGGCGTGCAGTTTCTTGATCGCAAAGACCCTAAAGGCTGGCACGTTGCCAAACCATCAAGAGCTACATCATGATAGACCCGCGTGATTTTGGCAAGCTGGAGGCTCAGGTCGAATCTTTAAAAACTCAAGTAGACGATATGAGCGACAAGCTGGACAAGCTGGTAGAGCTTGCAACGGAGGGACGCGGTGGCATTCGTGCACTGTGGTTTGCGGGCTCTATCGTTGGCGCCATTGCTGCATGGCTAGGCGTGGAGAGGTTTTTTAAGCCGTGAAATATCTGCTCGTTCTGCTGTTGTCCGGTTGCGCTAGTTTTGCTGGCGTGCAAATGGACGACAAGGAACGAGCGGCATGTGCAAAACAGGGTTGTAGCGTTTGGACAGATAAAGAGCTTGAAGGTATGGCAAAGCAATTTTTTAACTGGGGCTACGAAGCAGGGAAAAAGTCGATATGAACTTCGATCAGGCTTTTAGAAATATGATTGGGCACGAAGGTGGCTATGTCAACGACCCGCGTGACCCGGGCGGCGAAACGAACCACGGCGTGACCAAGCGCGTAGCTGTAGAAAGTGGCTACACCGGGTCGATGAAAGACTTGCCGCTGGACACTGCAAAAGCCATCTACCGCAAAAACTACTGGGATAGCGTCAGCGCTGACAAGCTGCCCGAGGGCGTGCGCTTTGATGTTTTCGATGGCGCTGTAAACAGCGGCGTATCTCAGTCGGCCAAGTGGCTACAGCGTGCCGTGGGCGTAAAAGACGATGGCGTAATCGGCCCGAAAACAATCGCCGCTGCTTTTGCGACAGGGCCAAAACTAAACGCACGTTTTAACGGTGCGCGGCTTATGTTTATGACTAATCTGCACACCTGGCCTGCGTTCGGCAAAGGTTGGGCGCGTCGCGTAGCAACTAATCTACTGGAGAACTAAATGGCGCTCGACCCTATTTCAGCAGCATTGAGCATTGGCGGTAAGTTGATTGACCGCTTGTGGCCTAACCCGGCAGAGCGCGACGCGGCAAAACTTGAGCTGCTAAAAATGCAGCAAGCCGGGGAGCTAGCGCAGATGACGGCGCAGACCGACATAAACCGGGTTGAGGCAGCTAGCAGCAGCATTTTTGTAGCTGGGTGGAGGCCGTTTATCGGCTGGACTTGCGGCGCTGCATTTGCGTACAAGTTTGTAGTCGCCCCGGCGCTGGCTTTTGGATTGACGGCGTTCGGGCATCCAATCGAATTGCCTGTTCTTGACTTTACTGAGATGTCCACCGTCCTGCTCGGCATGTTAGGCATTGGCGGTCTACGCACGCTTGAGAAAATTAAGGGCGTTGCGTGACACCTTGCGCCCTGCTCCTAGTTACCGGCATTTGCATTGGCATTTGCATTGGTTGGGCGCTGTTTAGCTCATAAAATTGTGCTTTTTATAAATTAAGTGTAAATGCAGATTCTAGAGTTATAATTTTGACTATTCGGCGCATGCTGCATCAGCTGCTTAAATCTCTTATGGAGCATCAATGAGCTATAGCATGACATACACGTCACTGCTCGAAGACGTTCGCCGTTATCTTGAGCGTGGTTTTACCGCTGAGAGCGACCAAATAGTCTACGAGCAGTTGCCGCGTCTGGTGACATTGGCAGAGCGTCGAGTTTCTCGTGATTTAAAAATCACTGGGTTTATTCGCGCTATTTCTACGCCACTTCAAGCAGGCGTGTCTGTCTACATTAAGCCTGATCGTTGGCGCGATACTGTTAGCATGTTGGTTGACAACGTACCTATTTTTGCGCGAGACTATGAGTACTGCCGCAACTACTGGCCAAACCCTGATCAAATCGCAAAGCCTCAGTTTTATGCAGACTATGACTATCAACATTGGTTAATTACGCCAACACCGGCAAGCGCGCAAAAACTTGAAATTCTTTACTATGAGCAGCCTAGGTTTTTAGGTGAAGACTTTCAAACTAACTGGATTACAGAGTACATCCCTGACGCGTTGCTTTACGCCACTTTGCTTGAAGCCACTCCATTCCTTAAGAAAGACGAACGCATTACCATTTGGCAAGGTTTGTATGAACGCGCAGCCAATGCAATCAATGGCGAGGACCTAAAACGAATAATGGACCGCAGCGCCCAAAGGACTGAAGCATGACAACTTATACTGACGTCTTTGGTGGCGCAAACATATACCCAAGTGAAGTTGACTACAGTGATATTGCACTGACAAGCAATATCACACTTAGCTGGCCAGAAGAAACTTCTACAAGCGTTAACCTGGCCACTAAAATAATGGGTGTGACTCCCAGTGTTTCAGGTTTAGCACTGACATTGCCGCCGGCCAATAAAACAGGAACAGGCCAAACAATCCTGTTCAACAATTTAGGCAGTCAAACATTTGCAGTTATAAACGCGGTAGGCGTTCAAGTTGTAACCGTGGCACCCGGCACTCTTTGGCAAATTTATTTGTCTGACAATACAACTGCTGCCGGCGTTTGGGTTGCATTGCAATATGGTGCAACTACTTCAAGCGTCAACGCATCTTCATTGGCTGGAACAGGTATTGTTGCCGTAGGTACGCTGTTGTCGCAGTCTGTGCCAATTACTAACTTCAACAGCAATTATGTGTCAGGCATTAATGACCGAGCGCAAATGTTTGTTTGGACCGGTGCAGGCGGAACGCTAACTCTACCTGCCGCAGCTACAGTTGGCAATAATTGGTTTTTGTATTTAAAAAATGCAGGCTCAGGAGCAATAGTTGCAGACCCTAGCGGGACTGTACTGATTGATGGAAGTGCAACACTTTCATTCCAACCGGGCGATTCAGCAATCATTGCTTGTAATGGCGGTGCATTTTTTACAATTGGTTTTGGCAGGTCGGCTATATTTGCTTTTGACTATACTGCAATTACTGTAAGTGGAACCGGCAACTACATATTGACAGGCACTGAACTAAACCGCATTGCTTACGGCTTTAGCGGGGCTTTAACCGGTAACCGCAGTATCATTGTCCCGACTACGGTCCAGCAATATTGGGTTAGTAACGTCACCACAGGAGCTTTTACATTTACTGTCAAAACTTCTTCAGGCACAGGCGTAATTATTCCACAAGGATCGCGGGCCATTTTGTATAGTGACGGTACAAACGTGGTTAACGGCAATACCGGCGGTCTTGCAGTGCCTATTTCAGTTTTCGATGGCGGCACCGGCGCAACTACTGCAAGCGGTGCACGTATTAATCTAGGGGCAACAAGTATAGGCGATGCTTTATTTACGGCGGTAAGCCCAGGTGCTGCTTACACGTCATTAGGCGTAGCTCCAGCGGGCGTTGTAATTGGCGGAGCGTTTTAAGCATGCCTACTAAAATCCTGAAGTCTAATCCAGGCATCAAGCGTGACGGTACAAAGTACGAAGGTGAATTTTACGTTGACGGCCAGTGGGTTAGGTTTCAGCGGGGTTTGCCACGTAAAATTGGCGGGTATCGCTCAATTTCAAAATACTTATCCGAAATATCACGCGGCTTTATAAGTTTTACTCAACAGCTTTTGCAATATTGCCACAGCGGTGGGCCAAACACTCTTGAGCGTTTTACCATAGACGCTAGCAAAAATTCAAGTGTAATTTCAAATCGAACCCCGGTAGGTTTGGTTGCAAGCAGCGCAAATCGTTGGATGTTTCAGTCCATCCATGACAGCTCAACTTCGTATAACGCCTTAGTAGCGCACGTTGCTCCAAACGGCATTTGCGCGTGTAACGATACAGGCGGTCAAATTTTTTATGGCGATATGCTAACTACATCTGCCTTAACTCAAATTGCATTGCCCGCAGGGGCAAACGTAACCGGCGGAATAGTGGCTCTGCACCCATATTTGTTTTATTACGGCACTGCAGGCATAGTGGGTTGGTCAGTGCCTGGTTTGCCTACAGATTTGACCGGTTCAGGCTCAGGCGTTGCCCGGGTTTGGGGTCAAAAGATTATCAAAGGTATGCCTTTGCGCGCCGGAGGCGGCACTGCTCCTGCAGGTTTGTTTTGGGCATATGACGCAGTAATTCGCGCAACCTTTACTGGCGGGTCTACTGTTTTTCAATTTGACGTTATTGCAACCGACACGTCCATAATCTCAGCCGATTCGGTTGTGGATTACGACGGTGTATTTTTCTGGTGTGGTACGGACCGGTTTTTAATGTTTAACGGCGTGGTGCGCGATGTGCCAAACCAACTCAACATCAATTATTTCCTTGAAGGTTTAAACTCCAACCAACATAGCAAAATTTTTGCTTTTAAAGTTCCAAGGTTTGGTGAAATCTGGTGGTGCTATCCAAGGGGCGATGCAACCGAGTGCACGCACGCAGTCATATACAACGTGCGTGAAAATACATGGTACGACACTGCGTTGCCAGAATCAGGCAGGTCCGCTGGAGGCTATAACAACGCTTTTATGTCACCTATTATGGTCGACGCAATTACGAGTGCCAGCGGCTACCGTACGTGGGTCCACGAGCAAGGTGTTGACTCAATTGACGGTATATCTGCTCAACCAATTCAATCTTATTTTGAAACGTCCGATCTATCCGCAGTGGTAGAAGGAGAAAATGCTTATTTGCGCATTTCTACAATTGAACCTGATTTTGTGCAGTCAGGCGATATGACATTAAAAATTACAGGCCGAGCAAACGCCAGAGCGCCTGAAATAATAAGCCGCACGTTTACATTCCCTGAAACCGCAACTCAACCGTTTGAGCAAATTGTTGTTCTCAAAGAGCAACGTCGAGAACTGCGTGTTAGGTTTGAATCCAACGAATTGTATGGCGACTACCAAATGGGTCAGATTATCGGTCACATTGAGACCGGCGACAAAACGGTGCTTGGATGATTGCCATTACACGTCCCCATGGCATGGAGCTTCTTGACTGGGCGGCACAAGTAATTATTGACTTAGATCCTTACGGCTCTTTTGGTCGGCTACAAGACCCTAGTCGTTGGCAAGACTGGGCTGTGCAGTTTTTAAATAGTACTTTTATCGGTCGCAATCTACCTAACCCTTACGGTTTTAACAATTGGAAAGAATGGGCCGAAAGGCTAGTTGGAGCACTATCATGAATCAAGAAATTTTAAACACTATTCGCCAAAACCCAGAAGTTCAAGCCGCTGTCAATGAGGCTATTCAAGGGCTTTTGGAAGACCCTGACGTCACGGTAGAGTCGGTAGAGGCACTCATCCGCTCTCTTGAGTTTGTGCTGCAAAACCCAGACTCTTATGACGATTTTGTGCAGGCTGCAGTGCAAAGTCAAGTCATTGATCGCGAAGACTTGCCTGAACAATTTGATCCAACGGCACTGACTGTAATTCTCATTGCGCTTAAATTTGTTCAGCAGCAGCAACAGCAACCAAGTGAGGCCGTTCCTGGTTTTGCAAAAGGCGGTTTAAACAGTCTTGCTAGCATGGGCCGCGGCGGCGACAGTGAATTGGCGCACATCAATCCGTTTGAGCAACGCGTACTTGAGTCTTATGGCGGCTCAGGAACAATTAATCCTCAGACAGGTTTGCGAGAGTTTAGCTGGAAGAAAAAATTTAAAAAACTCTTTAGAGTATTGGCTCCCATTGCTTTAAATTTTTTAGCACCCGGTTTAGGGACTACAATAGGTGGGTTTTTAGGTGCATCAGGCACAGCCGCTACTATGCTTGGAAGTGCAGTTATTGGCGGAGCAACTGCCGGCCTCACAGGAGGCAATGTACTTAAAGGCGCATTGGGAGGGGCTTTAGGCGCCGGTGCAGGTTCTGCTTTAGGCGGTACTGTTAACAGTGCGCTGGGCACCAGCTTAAGCCAGGGTACGCAAAACATAATTGGCGGATCACTAATTGGCGGAGCTCAAAGCGCTTTGAGCGGAGAGGGTTTTGTAAAAGGCTTAGCACAAGGTGCAATTGGCAGCTCATTGGGCAATACGTTGTCCGGCGCGGCAAGCGGTATAGATGGCAAATTAGGCGCAGGTCTACAAACGGCCAGCACTCAATTTGGCAACGCATTGACTATGGGAGAAAAACCTAGAGACGCACTTGCGCAAGGTGCGCTTTCAGGCTTAGCTGCAAGCTTTGCAACTCCAAAGCCTGTTCCAAACCCTGTCAAATCTATTTATGACATATCGCCTGACACGGCAGGAAACACTGGCTTTAAGCTGCCGTCGGACCCGACAGGAAACATGGGCTTCAAGCTGCCATCGGACATGGCAATTGACGGTTTGACAGGCAGCTCAGGTCAGACTGGGATTGATTATTCATTGGCAGGGCGAACACAAATGCCTAGTGGGCAGCCTTTTGAAGGCACAGGCCTTAAAGTTTCACCGCTAAACACAATAGCTGCTCAATCTTCCATGCCTGCTGCAAGTTCTAGTGCAAAGCCAAATACCGGCTTTAACTTGGGTACGGCGGCTCAAATGCTACCCTTGTTAAGTTTATTTAGTTCTGCTAAAACGCCTGAAGAAGTCCAGCAAGTTGTGTCGCGCATGTCGCCAGAACAACAAGAATATTTTAACCGCCCAATGCGTAATTGGAACTACGACGAAATAGGAGCTGCAGCTAAAACGCAAGGACTTGACATAGGAAGTTATATTGCGCGCAACTGGGATAAAGTTGGAGGAGGTATGTATGATGCGCCTGATCCAGTAAAATTGTCAAGAGGGGGTGCGCTAAGTATGCTTGCTCAAGGCGGAGGTACAGGCAGATCAGACTCAATCAGCGCCATGCTTTCAGACGGCGAATATGTAATGGACGCAGAAACAGTTGCACTGCTTGGCGACGGTTCGACAAAAGCTGGAGCCAATCAGCTAGATAAAATGCGTGCTAAAATTCGCCAGCATAAAGGCAAATCAATGGCCAAGGGTAAGTTCAGCGCAAACGCCAAGTCGCCATTGGCTTACTTGAAAGAGAGAGTCTAAAATGTCATTATTCAAAGGCACTCCACAGACGGCGACGTCTTACGTTACCTCAAGTACTGAAACTCCTAAATGGTTGCAAGATGCAATCTTTAACCAAATTTATCAGTCAACGAATGTTGCTAACACACCATTCACACCGTACTCCAAGCCGCTTATTGCAGGAATAACTCCTCAACAGCAACGAGCCTATGACGCAGTTAGCGCTCAGCAAGGTGCTTTCAGGCCTGCTTTAACAGCTGCGCAAACAGGTACTCAAAGCTTGGCTAATGCAGGCGGAGGAGCTGCGGCTGCAGCTCCTTACATGTCGCAAGCAGCAGGTATGAACCCGTTAACGGCGGCGGCGCCTTATTTGACTCAAGCTGGTGTGAGTTCTTACTCAAACGTCGGCAATTATATGAATCCGTACACGACAAACGTGACAGATCAGATTGCAAGACTGGGCGCAAGGAATTTAAGCGAAAATTTATTGCCTGCAGTTTCAGACTCATTTATCCGTGCAGGACAATTTGGCGGAACGCGTATGGGTGAGTTTGGTAGCCGAGCTCTGCGTGATACAGGCGATTCTGTGTTAAACCAACAAGCTCAGGCTTTGCAATCCGGCTATGGTCAAGCCCTAAGCGCAGCTCAACAAGACGCATCCCGCCAAGCTCAAATAGGCTCGACCACTGGCCAACTTCAAGGTCAGCAGCAACAGTTGTTGGCTAGTTTAGGTACACAAACCGGCCAATTAACGCAGGCCGATCAAGCTAGACAGCAATCTGTTTTGCAACAAATGGCTTCTATGGCTCAACAAGGCCAGCAGTTGGGAATTAGCGATGCTGCTGCGCTTGAAGCCACCGGTGTTAGCCAACAAGGAGCGTCACAGCGCCAACTGGACTCTGCCTATCAACAGTACTTGCTTGAACAACAATATCCTAAGTCGCAGCTCGACTGGCTCAGCACACAAGTGCGAGGCATGGCTCCTAATGTGGCTTCACAAACTTCTCAAAGTTCACAAGGTACTGGCCAGACGTTTTCAGCTTCACCGCTGTCTCAGATTGCCGCAGGATTCTCCGGCGCCGCTGGTTTAAACACACTACTTAATCGGTAATTTTATGGCAACCATAAATCAAATGGCCGAAGATTACGGCATGAGTTTAGATCCAAATTTGGTAAGGCCCACTGCGCCTGCTGCGCCTGCTGCGCCTGCTGCGCCTGCTGCGCCTGCTGCGCTTAATTTGGCAGGCCTACTTGCCAAGTATCAATCAGCTCCGGCCAACGATTACGCCGCTGAGCTTAAACTAGCTAGGCAAGCATCGAGTCGTGAAACAGAATCTTTTAATCAGATGCTGCAAAAAGCCATGACTAACAAGTCTGATGAAGGTCCTTCAAAAGCTGAGATGTATTTTAGGTTGGCTGCTGCGTTTGGCGCACCGACAAAAACAGGCGACT